CATCGCCAAGCGGGAGTCAGGAGGCAGGGCCACGGCCTACAACCCCGACCGCTCGACGGGCGACGACAGCTACGGCCTCTTCCAGATCAACATGCTCGGCGGCATGGGTCCCTCCCGGCGCAAGCAGTTCGGGATCAAGCGCAACGAGGATCTCTACGACCCGCTCGTCAACGCCAAGGCTGCCTTCCAGATGTCGAAGGGCGGCAAGGACTTCGGTGCCTGGGGCGTGGGGCCGAACGCCTACCGCAAGACTGCGCCGCTCGACTTCTCCGGGTGGGAGCAGGCGGTGAAGGTGAAGGCTCCGCCTCACGGGGCGAAGAGCCTCGCGCCCATCGACAACGTGCTGGAGGGCGGCGGCGTCGGAGCGCAGGCGGTGCGGCAGGCGGCGACCCAGCTTGGCGACCCGTACCTGTTCGGTGCCACCTCGGTCGGTGCCGACCCGAAGAACTTCGACTGCTCCTCGCTGGTGCAGTGGAGCTACGCGCAGCTTGGCGTCAAGATCCCACGTGACACGTGGGGCCAGCAGAAGGCGCTGCCGCTGAAGTCGTGGTCAGACCTGCGGCCCGGCGACCCGATCTACCGCAAGAGCGGAGGCCACGTGGTGATCTATGCGGGAGGCGGCAAGGTCATTGCCGCCCCCCACACAGGGACTGTGGTGCAGTACCAGCCCCTCACGAACTTCCCGCCCTCGGGCTGGGAGGTTCGCTCGATCAGTCGCTAGGGTCCCCCACCCCAGCGCCCTTCTCTGGTCGGAGGGTACGCCCCGCCCCGCTTAGATACCCCTTCTCGACCAGAGCTTTGAGGTGCTGTTGCACCGTTGCTGTTGATGCGTACCCGAGGATCTCGCAGATCTGCCTGACCGTCGGCGGGTACCCGTTGTCATCGATGAACTCGGCCACGCAGTCGAGGACGCGCTGCTGCGAATCGGTGATCACGATGCTGCCACCTCCCTGATGTCGGCGATGAACTCGGTCCGGTGCTGCATCGCCCAGGCGAGGACGGCGACCATCGTGTGGTAGCGGACGAGGCGCTGGGTCACGTCGGTGCCGAAGCCCAGCACCACGGCGAACTGCTCGATCCACTCGTCAAGCACGTCCGCTCCGACCTCGGCGTCGTCCGGCACGATCAGGGTGTACGTCTTCGAGCCACGCTTGTGGCCCACCGCCCTCTTCACGGGCCGCGTGTAGCCGCAGGAGTCACACTGCTGGCCCGGCTCAAGGTCGAGGTGACCGTGGGCGGTGGAGCGTGTCTCCACCTTCTGTGCTGCGTGGACGGCACGGGTTGCCACCGGATCGACGGGTGCCTCCGACCAGGGCTGCGGGTGGAGCAGACCCTGATGGATCCAGCCTCCCTCCACGACGAGCGACTCGGCCTCCAGCCAGATGAACGTCTCGTCCGACTCCAGTCGGATCATCGCCGCGTGTCCGCCGATCCCTCCGGTCACGTTGTTGTGGTGGCGCATGCACAGCCCGATGATGTTCGAGATCACCCGCCCCGACGGCAGCCGGACCCAGTCGTAGGGCTGGCCTCGCAGGAACGAGCGCGACCAGAGGTGGTGCCCCTGCTGGCTCAGGCTGATGCAGCCGGGGGCGCAGCAGGTTCTCTCGACCGGGCGAGGCTTGCCCTCGACGCCACGGATATCCGGGTGGACGGCGGGAGCGAGGGTCACCGGATCAGCCCCTGACGCAGCGCCAGCGCCACCGCCTGGGTGGTGGTGACCGCGCCGAGCTTCTCCCTCACGCTCTTGGTGTGGGTCTTCACCGTGTGAGGCGAGATGCCGAGGTGCCAGGCTGCGCCCTTCGCACTACCGTGGTCGGCGACCGCCTGCAGGGCCTTCGCTTCGGAGGGCAGGATCACCGCAAGCTCCGCAGTTGATTGAGGACGGCGAGCGAGGAGAGCAGGAAGACGAGCGCGAAGATCCCCAACACCGGGGAGGTGAAGATCGTCCCGAGCAGGGAGCAGAGGGTGAGCAGGACGAGGATGATCAGCACCACCGTGAGGTGGGTGATCTCGCCCAGGTTCTCCGCTCCGTAGTCGTCGTCACTCACTGGGTGGGACCTTCCGCGAGAACCCCATCGGTCCGTCCATGCCGGGACCGCCCATCGGGATCGAGGTGATGGCTACGCCGTCACCCTGGAAGGTGGACTCGGGCATCGTCTGGAGGATCTCCAGCGCGGACTTGACCACCTCGACGCGCTGGTCGGGTGGGCACTCCAGCGACACCGAGGTGTGACCCACCGTGCGCTGGACGTAGATCCGAACCTTGCTCATCAGAACTCCACGTCCATCTCGTCGATGGGGCGAGGGGTGATGCCGCGCATCGCCGCCTCCTTCAGGATCTCGTCGCAGCGCGGGACGTTGACCTCGGGACCACCCTCGATCAGCCCGTACAGCCGAGCGGACTCGACGGCGAGCATGAAGTAGGCAGCGTCGGCTGCCTCCTGCCACTCGGCGGGGGTTGTCGGATCGTTCATAGCTCACCTTCCATAGCGGGACAGACCTTGCGCCAACCGCAGTTGGTGCAGGGGCTGAAGGACATCGACCAGTCCGCGAACCTACCCATCGTCGGCCACGTCTCGTCGGGACCGTAGGTCGTGTACATCCAGGCGATCATGTTCGCGATCTGGGCTGCGGACTTGATCACGTTCTCGGTCTTCACCTCGTTCGGCGTGAAGACCATGTCCGGGGACTCAAGCCCGGTCGTGATCTTCGGCGTCTTCGCACGGGAGATCGAGTGATACTCGACAGGCAGGCTGGTCATCGCCGAGTAGAGCGTGGCCTGCAGCATCCACGACGGCTTCAGCTTCGAGACGGACTGCTTGCCCGTCTTCGTGTCGATCACCCGGTCCGGCACCCAGATGTCCTCTCCTCCCCCTTCGAGGTCGGCATCCAGGTAGCCCGTCCGCACGTCGATGTAGCCGAGGATCGGCACAACCAGGCGCGGGTCACGGATGTACAACTCCTCTTCGAGGGCGAGAGGCTGGAGCCGGGGCACCACGTCTTCGTGGTAGCGGATCAGGATCCGCTCGGCGTCGAGCCGCATCGTGTCCACTCCCTTGACAGCGTCACCGCTGTCCCAGGAGATCTCGTCTGCACCGCCCTGCTCTTCGAGGACCTTCGGGATACCCACGTCCTGCAGGTACTCGACCACCTCGGCGGTCGGTCGGTCCACGTGGCTCTCGATCTTCTGGGCGTAGTTGAACTCGACCCCTTCGTGGAAGGCGGAGCCGATCACCAGTCCTTCACCAGGCCGCTCCTTCTCGCCGAGGATGTAGCGGTGGCGGAACTGCTCGGGGCAGCGGCGGAACATGCCGATGCTCGTCGCGCTCAGGTGGCGGATCCTGTCCGGCCACCCGAGCGCAGACGGAGCTTCCTCGGGCGGGGCCACGGAGGCAACCCCACCCAGGAACTGTTCGAGGCTGCTCATGCTGCAGCCCCAATCTGACTGCGGAGCCAGCGCACCGCATCCTCGGAGCCGAGGCCGACGGTGGCCTCCGGGGCGTTGGACTTGATCGTCCAGTCCCCCCTCGTCCCGAGCTTGCGGAGACGCTCGATGGCTTCGCTGCACTGGTCGCAGCAGGACTCCAGCCCGAGGCTGATCGCCCTGTCTCTGATCTCGACTGCTTCTCCTACGGTCATGGCTTACCTCCGTGTTTGGACTTGGCCTTGCACTTGTCACAGAAGGGCGGCTTCGCCGGGTCAGCGCTCGGCTCGCAGCGGTTGTAACAGTGGGCGTTAGAGCAGACGGTCACGCCGCCACTTCGTACTGGAAGTGGTCATCGACCAGCAGCACCTCGCACTGCATGTCGGCCTTCGACTTCCCGCTCCTGGTCGAGTACTGAGTGCGGTCGTACCAGCGAGCGCCAGCACCCCGCGCCTGGAGCGCCTCGACCAGACCCTCGTTGCGCGTCATCACCAGCACGACCGTGCGGTCACGCATGTAGGTGAGGAAGTCCACCTTCGGCGAGGACTGAAGCTGCGCGACGAACTCCTCCTTCGTCATCAGAACGGGATGTCGTCGTCACCGGGGGGCTGGCTGTAGCCGTAGTCGGCGGGGTTCTCGTACCCCTGTGCCTGCTGCTGCTGCGGCTGGGCCTCGGCAGCCTGGTGCTGCTGCTGTCCCTGCGGCTGCGGCGGCTGCACCGGGTTGACGTTCCACTGCACCCCGGAGTCGAAGTACTTGACGAGTTGCTCCGAGATCGCAACCAGGGAGGCGAGGTTCTGCTGGTCGGGCTGCAGGTACTGCAGCAACTGGACCGACACCTTGGCTGCAGCCTGGCGGTGGATCTGCTTGGTGCGGAGATCCTCGGTCGGTTGCACTTGCGGAACCTGCTGCATGACAGGCTGCTGCTGCACGGGCTGCGGCTGGAACGACTGCGGCTGCATCACCGGGGTCGTCACAGGCTGCGGCGACTGGATCGGCTGCGGCGGCATGAACTGCTGCGGCTGGATCTGGGTCGGCGCACCGACGAGATCCACCTGTCCGAAGGCGAGCGCCTCCAGGTAGCGGTTGGTGTACGGCTGCCCGTTGTGCGGGTTGATGTTCGTGGAGTCCTGCTCGTTGTAGCCAGCGGTCACGACCTGCCCCATCATCTGCTGGGCGAGGCCGATCAACTCCTGCCGCTTGGTCGAGAGCTTCGTCGGATGCTCCCTGCCCTGGGCGTGGATGGCGACGGCTACCCAGCCGCCATTGCGTTGCTCAAGACCAGTGATGGTCCCGATGATCTGCTGATCCATGTCACTCCTCCGTGTTGGTGGTGTCCGGCATTGTACCGAACAACTGTGCGGCTTGCACTGGCGCGGGTAGGCGTGGGCCTCCCGCGTACGTCCGGTTGAACCTGTTCAGGTACTCGCTCACGATTGCCACCTGTGCCTGGTTGCAGTCCGGGCACGGGGCGTACACGTCGTGGCCGTGCCGCTCGGGGATGTACTTCGAGGGGTCGGTCAGCCACTCCGCTGGCGGCTTCGCCTTCGGCTTCTTCGCTGTCTCTGCCATCCACGCCGTCAGTGTCGGCTGGCGGTAGCCAGCATGGACGACGCGCAGCCCATCGCACGTCGTGCAGTAGGCGCGGTCGTGGGTGACGTAGGTGGTCGGCGCGGTCTGCGCCTCCAGCATCCCGTCGAGGTTCGGCCAGTGCTTGGCGAGGGCGGTGGGCGTGAGCAGCGCACCGTCCATCACCTTACGGTACGTGTTGGCCTTGGCCTCGATGACGAGAGCAAGCTCTCCGTCGTCCAGGTCGGTCGTCGCCGAGCGGATGTCGGCGAGGGCCTTGTTCAGTGCGCCTCGGGCGGTCGGCGTCAGTGCGGTGATGTCGATCCCGCACACCTCGGCCAGCTTCTCGAAGCTGAGATCACGTTCACGGGCCAAAGAGATCCCCCTGTCCTGTTGAGCCGCTGTACTTGCGGCGGGTGTGGCACTGCTCGCACATCACGGTCCCGGTCAGAGTGCGGTCGAAGACCGTTCCCTTCCCGCCCTTCGACCAGCCGATGATCTCCCACCAGCCTTCGGCGTCACGCTCGATCACGTTGCCGCACTGCGCGTAGTTGACGCAGCGGGTCATCGGTGATCGTTCAGGCCGAAGCGGCCCTCCACCTGGATCGGCTGCTTCACCTTCAGCTTGATCGCGTCGAGCCTCTCCTCGGCGTACTCCTCGCCGAAGATGTGGACGAGCATCGACTCGTAGCGGGTGCCGTGGTTCTCCCAGCCGAGCAGCCACACCCCCTCACGCCCCTTCACGTCACCCGCTGCGAGCAGCGGCATCGTGGTCGGGTCGTACTCGTTGGCGAGGAAGAGGTAGATCTCCGACGCTGCGCCGGGACCCCAGAGATCCTCATCGATCTGGAATCCCTCGATGGGCATGTCCTCCATCCGAGAGGTGAACCCCTCGGGAACGGCGTAGCTCGGGTTCACCTCGACGGGCAGGCCGACCGGGTACTCGCGCCGCATCCGCTTGTCACGCCAGGCGTCGATGTTGCTCATCGGTCCCAGTTCCAGACCCGCTGCTTCACGATCAGGTCAAGGTCCTCTGGACCCTTGACGTACTCACCGATGTACTTCTGCTTGTGCCGTCCCTCGCTCGGGTACCACTGGTTGCGCCAGTGGCCGGACACGATCCAGCGGTGGGTGTACTCACGCGCTGATCCGTTCTCGCTCTGCTCGTCGCCCTCCTTGGCGGAGCGGCGGCGGCGAAGCTCGATCACCCGCAAGATCGAGGGCGGCAGCTTGAACCGCTGCGCCTCCCGCCGGGCGGCACGTCCTGCCTGGCGAGGGTCGGACTGCACGATCTTCTCGGCCATGAGTTTCTGCATGACTCTCCAAAAGAGGAGCCAGCTTGCGTTGCGGTCGCCCTCGCCTGAGATCTCGCGCTCGTCCGACATGTAGCGGAGCGGGATCGCCGTCGCATGCGCGATCCCCCACTGGAACGCGAACCGCTCCGGGTTGCGAAGCTCGGCGGTCAACTCCGGGTTCTCGTCGGTGAAGTCGTCGTCGTCCCAGACCCACGACGCCTGCATGAAGCGGACGCCAGCCTCTGGCTCGCCCTCCATCGAGAGGTCGTAGGTGTAGCCGATGGGACCGGACTCGTCGTTGACGAACTTGACCATCGGGTCGATGGTCTTCCAGTACAGGATCCGCCAGCCCACGCTCTTGCCGTTGATGTCCGCCGACAGGAACGGGTGAGGCAGGACGAGGAAACCGTCCTTCAGGAAGATGTCATCGAGCAGGATCGGCTCGGTCGGGTCGAACCCGTACATCGCCTTCTGGCACAGGTCCATCATCTCGGTCGTCATCCAGAGGATGTCGGTGTTGACCGCGTCGATGGCCGCGTGTTGGAACGCGACCCACGACGGCATCGCTGCCGTCTCTCCGTACTTGTTGTCCCGGTCGGTCAGCCAGGCATTCATCATCCCCTTGAAGTCGGGGTGGCGGACGAACTTCACGTAGTCCGTGTGCGCGTAGACCGCGTCGTCGTACGTCTCGAACTTCAGCATTCCTTCCTCCGTGTTGTGGTCTTCGATCCATGATTCATGGATCGTGGATCGTGGTACGGGTGTCTTTCCCTGGTAAGGATCGGGGGCTAGAGGCTATAGCTCCAGCGTCCAAGGTCTAGAGGTGGTTCCCAGGCTCTTACTCGAATGATCCCCTCTTGCAGTCCGGGGCACTCGCGGTGACGCTTGCGCTCCGCTTGCCAGATCCCTTCCTGCTCACCCGCTCATCGGTGTCCTTGAGTTGCGGGATCCAACCGATCATCCAAACCTCGACTCGGCTCTCGCTGGAGATGTCAGATGGTGGCTGCCAGTTGCTCCTCCCGTCGAGTAACGACGGGGCTTGTGGCATACTCACCCCGTCCTTGATCAGCGTCTCGGACATTAGCACGAAGGCCCAGTCTTCACCTCCGTGTGGCTGGGCCTTCGTCGTTCATCGCTTGAGTCGGAGCAGAGCTTCGCTCCCTCGCTTCGCTCCCGTCTCCTCGACCACGTCCACGAAGTCGGAGACTCGGCGACGGATCGACTCGACCCGCGCTCGCTCCGCCCTCCCGTCGGGACGCACCCGCCCGTAGATCACGATCTCCGCGATCTCGGCTCGGGTGAATCCCTCCGGGTGGTTCGGTTCATTCGCCTTGATGGCGTCGAAGACGAGCTTGCGGTCACCCTTCAGGTCCACCGTGAACGCGGCCTCATGGGAGGTGGCGGGGTCGGTCGGCCTGACGATCTTCGAGGGGTCGGGCCTGCGCCCGGATCCCATGCAGTACTGGCAGATGTCGCCTTCGCGCACACCTGTCCCGCCGCACTGGCCGCAATCACCCACGATGCACCTCCCGTTCCGCCGCCCTCCGGGCGAGGTCGGTCCAGCCCCGCACCTCTCGGTGCCGAGCGTGGAACCTGATCACGTGCTGGATCAGGTCGTCGGGTGGGCGAGGGACATCCTTCCCCTCGGCCCACTCGATGACCCAGCGGCGGTCCTTACACGGTTGGCAAGGACAGTCGTCCGCCATCGATCACCCCTTCCTGCTCCAGCCTGTCGGCCAGGGCGTAGATGTCCTCTTCGAGGTCGGCTGTCACTCTCGCAGCGCAGGTCGAGATCGAGCGCTGCCCGATCCCGTGCTTGCCTGCGTAGCGGTAGGCCAGCATGGCCTCCAGCCCTGCGTACTGGTTGATCCGACGGTCGTCGGTTGGCAGGTACGAGGGAGCCGCCATCGCCACCAGCACCGCGAAGGGATCCGTATCGAGGCAGTCCTCTTCGAGGAGACAGATGGGCGAGCGGACGGGTATCCCCCGTACCAAGCCGGGGTACAACTGAGCGCAGTAGCGCGGGACCTTCGTCCACCCCTTCACCTGGAGCCGACGCACTGTCAGTCCCAGGTGGAGGGCGACGGAGGCGTGGGTAGCCTCATGGATCGCGGTCGGGCTAGGCACCAAGCCTCTGGCTGAGGTCGTGAAGCTGGACGTGCTTCGTCCTGATCTTCGAGCGGACGCTCGCCGACAGCGTCGAGTCCTGCGAATCCTTCTTCGCCGACTCGCCTGCCTGGACGACCGCCTCGCGTACGAGGTCGAACTCGACCGGGTTGAGCTTGATCGTGACCGTAGCTTCGGCCATAGATCTGACACCTCCGTGTCGTTGATGGTGCAGAACCAGCAGCACCTGGCGAGGGGAGCAAGCTCCCCCACCAGCTACTTCCGCTTCTTCGCTCGCGCCCGGCATGCCTCCATGCCGATGCAGTAGCGGTTGCCCGTGAACCGGGAGTACACGTACTGGCCCTCCCGCACCCTCTTACCGCAGAGGGCGCAGGAGTAGCCAGCCTTCGGCTTGGCAGCCACGCTACTTCACCGCCAGAGCGACCTTCTCCCACGACTTCTCGGGCATCTGAGCGAGGGACCAACCGAGGCCCTCGATCTCCGCCTGACGGTCGAAGGACTCGACCGTCTTCGCGGCTGCCGTGAAGGCGTTGAGCATGCCCCACTGACCCTTGCCGATCCCGTTGGGATCCGCAGCGAGGGAGAGCATGACCGCCTCTTCCTCGGCCTCGGAGAGGCTGAACTCCTTCGCCAGCACCTTCGTCGCAGCCACCGGGCTGACGACCTCGATGCCGGACAGGCCCTGAAGCTGGTCCACGACCGTGTTGAACGCGGCCTCGGAACAGGTGTGACGGAGCGTGTCCCGAGCGGCGAGCCAGAAGGCGACATCGTCCGCCGCCAGGGCCTCGTTCGAGAGGACTCCCTCGTCCTCGCGCTTGCCAACGTGGCGAGCGTTGAGGGCCTTCGTCGTCGTCATCCCGTTGGTGCAGATGAGGACGAGCATGAACCCGGAGATGGTCAGGGAACCTGCCCCGATCTCGGAGTTCTTGATCTCGACGCCCCACCGGACGGTGTCGCCGACCGACTTCACGTCCCGCTCCAGAGCGGGGAACAGTGCCCGGATGTACAGGCGCTGCTCGGTGACGGCAGCCTGGTGGAACTGCACCTCGGTGCCGAGGTTGTCGAACTCGGGGAGCAGGGTCCGGGCGATCTCGATGTGATCGAGACGGCGGAAGCGGTCGGACATCCAGCCGCGTCCCGTCATGTTCCCGGTCGGGTTCGTGTAGCCCCGGATCATGCGAGCCTTCGGCTCGTTCATCATCCAGTGCCGCACGTTCTCCTCGAAGAGGCCAGGTGCATCGACCTTCATCCGGTCGAAGTACCGCTTCGGGATCCCCAGATCAGTGCTGATCTGGCCCTGCATGTGATCCGTGAGGTTGAAGTAGCGAAGCTCGTCGCCCGGCGTGTCGAGCGCAAGCTCGACTTCCTTGGTGACCGAGCCGTCGTTCCTCGGGACATCCACGACCGAGACGCCCATCGAGCGGGTGTCTGCGATCACGTCGTACTTGCGGCGGTCTTCCGCCACGATCCTCGACATCAGCGCGTCGAGGCTCTCGACTGTGCGAGTCATGCTGGTGTTACCTCCGTGTTCGTCGTGCGTTGGACGGCTCTCTGAGCCGCTGGTGTCTGAAGAATGGCGAGCTTGTCCCAGAAGGCGTAGCCTCGCTCCAGCTTCAGGATCGGCTCGGGCAGCGAACCCCGAGCCACTGCGTCGAAGACGCTCTGCGGGTTCCGGTAGCCCATCACCTCGGCTACCTGGAACGAGTCGAGCAGGCGGTCCTTGACCGCCTCCGCAAACTTGGTCGTACTGATTGGCCTTGGGGCCATACTCCTTCCCTTCGTCGTCGGGTCAGTGCTGAACATCCGCACTGGGCAACTGCCATCTTACCAGATGGCAGCACCCACTGTCGGACGTACTAGGCCGGGACCTCGGTCTTCGACCGTTCGACATGCCTTCGGAACTCGACGGCGCTGTCATCCAGTTTGCGAGTCACGTGCCGCTTCAAGAAGCTGGTGCGCGACTCGTCCTTGAACGATGCGTTCGTGGACAGGCCGATGTGAGCGATCACGTCTTCCTTCGTGATCGGCATGTCGCCGTCCTGGTTGCGGAGCGAAGCTCCGTAGAGGTCCTCGACCAGTGCGATCCTGGCCCAGACCTCGGCGGCGTTGTCCTCCGTGATGCGCCCGATACCCGTGTTGAGCGAGTGCCAGATCAGCGCGGTCGTGACGGGGTTCCAGAGCTTGTCGCCCTTCTTCGTCCCGTCCGAAGGCCAGTCCTGCGTGGCGATCACAGTCGTGACCGTCTCGTAGTCCTTCACATCCTTCACTGACCAAGTCAGTGCCATGCGTCATCACCTCCGTGTGATGTTGGGTGATGCGAGACGTACCGCACCGGGCGAGGGGGAGCAAGCTCCCCCCACCCGCTGTCGGACGGCTAGTTGTCCTCGTCCTCCGGGTCCGGGTTGGCCGGGGCAGCAGCGAGGTTCACAAGACCCTCGATCCGCTGCGACTGCTCTTCGAGCCGCGCCTCCAGGCTGGAGACACGGGACCCGAGGGTGTCCACGGCGTCGAGAACGACGATGGCGGCGCGAGCGATCTCGCCCCACTCCTCGTCCTCCCGCTTCGTCCCGGCGAACTCCCCGAGCGTGATGAGAGCCTCGCTGAAAGACGGAAGCTCCGTCTCGACCTGCTCGACCGAGTAGCTCACGTCCTCGAAGACCCAGGTGAAGCTGTTCTGGTCCTCGACCTCGTTGCCATCGGAGATGGCCTCGCGAGCCTTCTCCTCCGCCTCGTCCTCGTCGTCCGCCTCGATGACGAGGAGGACCTCGCCTCCAGAGGAGGAGATCTCCTCGGACGACCAGTACGAGTCGTCGCTCTCGACGGTCACGCCGTCCACGTCGTTGATCTCGCGCTCGATGTTGCCATCGAACTCGATGGACGTGCCGAGTGAGAACGTGACGTTCACGTTGTACTTGGGCATGTAGCTGACACCTCCGTGTGTCGTCGTACGGAACCGTTATCGGCACCGTGGGCGAGGTCCGTTCGGAGCGGACCCCACCGATGGTGTCGCATAGGTTGAGTGGTTGGCAGCGTCCGGGCTTCCCCCGGCGGCTTCGTCACGACGTTGCCTCTCGCACCCCCTGCCTCTCCGCCTAGTTCGCTGGCCTACGCTGCCCCATGGCTCGGAGGAGGTGCGGTCGGCGATGCTGACCGTGACTCACTCGCTGCTGCAGACTCAAGGCTCGGGATCAGGCTGCTGGGATCATCCAGGGCCGGAACCGCTTGCCTCCTCCGCCGGAACCCCGTTCAATCGGGCCGACTTCGGTGCTGCCCCACCAATGTAGCTGCCATCTGGCCGTCGTCAAGCAGTCCGAACAGACTCCGAACAGGCCAGCAGCAAGCTGCTGAAGGTGCGGGTGAGTCGTGAAACGACCGCGCCCTCAGACGCTCGCGTCGTGATCCGTGTGGACGTACACCTTGTCCGTGGCGCGGAGCATCAGGTCGAAGACCTGGCCCTTCTCGCCTCGAAGCTCGACCAGAATCCGCTTGCCGAAGCTCTCCTCGAAGAGGACGACGAAGCGCTCCCCACGACGATGGATGACATCCCCCCGCCGAAGGCGGTAGGCCGACTTGAAACCGCTCCACCCGTCCATCGAGCATGGATCGCAGATCCATGACATCTCGTCCGGGTCGAGCATGTAGACCTCGCATCCGCAGATGCCGCAGGTCGAGAGGACTCCGTCCTCCACGTGCCCTTCGTGCATGTGTACCTCCGTGTTTGTGGGACGACGGCGGGGCCTCGAAGGCCCCACCGTTATGCCACCCGCACGTCCTTCGGATCGAGCGCGGTGCAGTGGTTCCACCGCTGACCTTCGGTCTGGTGCGCTCCACCACCGGGGATGTCGCATTCCACCTCGACGCCGTACGGTCCATTCGGACCGATCACCTTGTAGGTGCCGCCCCAGTAGTGCGACCAGTAGGTCGCCCCGATCACGTGACCCGTGGGAGCAAGCTCCTCCTCTTCACGATCAGAGATCGTGAACTGGATCGTAAGCTCCTCCGGGCTGCACTTCTCGAAGACGCCGGAATCCCAGCGGACTGAGATCAGTCCGCTCCGCAGCGTCCCCTCCACGGTGCCGAGGTGACCACCTCGGGAGTCCTCGATGAGGACTCTCATGCCCCGCTCGAAGCCCCTCACGACCGCACCGCCGGGATCCGTTCGATCCGAATAGCCACTACGTGGCTGCCGAGGATCTCCTTCATCGCGGCGATCTCGTCCAGCATGTCTTCGAGGTCCATCTCATGCACGTCGCTGGAAGCGACGACCTTCCCGAAGAAGCCGTACTCACCCTGGACACCGTTATCGACGTAGTCGATCCGGGTCACGATGCTGCGGTCGGCGACGAAGTCGCAGTAGGACTCGAACTCCTCGCAGCCGCACTCAGGGCAGTGGTCACTGCCCTGGCGGTGAGTGCCGCAGTGGCAGTGAGTCCATGTGTGCTTGCCCATCTCACACCTCCGTGTGATCCTCCGTTCCACCGGAACGGAACGGCAGAGCCTCGAAGGCTCCACCGACCCCATCCGCTAGAGATCTACGATCTCGAAGTCAGCACCCTGCCGGGTCCTGAACGCCTTGATCGGCTTCAGCGCTGCCTTGTAGGCAGCGGGAGTGGCACGGTCGAGGTTCTCGCGAGCCTCCCACGTACCGTCGCCCTCGATCAACTCCTGCAGCTTCGCTGCAGCCCGGCAAGGCTTCGGCCAGTAGGCCCAGCCGTCCGAGTTTCGATTCGTCCACCGCTCCAGGTTCTGGAGCGTCTCCGTGGCGGGACCGAGGACCGGGTGAGCCGCGAAGCGGCTTCGTGCCTCCTCGATGTCCCAGGTGTTCATGAAGCGCATGCTGTACCTCCGTGTCATCCATTCCACCGGAATGGAACGGCAGCGGCTCGAAGCCGCCACCGACCCTGTCCGCTAGATCTCCTCTTCGAGGACCCCGGCCCACTGAAGAAGCTCGACATCCCCGTTGGGGATGAACATCGCCAGGCCCTGAAGCTCGGCGATCTCTCCGTAGGAGATGCTCTCGGCCTGGATCACGGAGCGAAGCTCCTCCAGCCGCTCGGGGATCGTCCCATCCCCTTCGGGGATGATGATCTCCTTGCAGGCCATCAGGCCGCTTGCCAGCCGAGGGATGACGTAGTCATCCAGGGTCCAGCCAGCGTTGTCCTCGCCTCGAATCAGGACGACGAGTCGTCCTGTGCCGCCGTCGGGGAACCGATGTCCGTAGACCTCGTACCCGCTCGGCAAGTAGGCGGCGACTTCGTCGCTGCGCCTTGCTCCGCTCACTGCTGCATACCTCATGTCCTACCTCCGTGTCCACCGTTCCACCGGAACGGCACGGCAGGGTCCAGAGGACCCCACCGAACCCATCCGCCGGGTCGTTCTATCGAACGAAGCCGCTCGTCCGATCCTGCCGGGCCTTGCCCTTAGCCTTCAGCCCGACGATGACCCCAGAGGGGTCAAGGAACCGAAGGTCTGACTTGTCACCGTCGAAGACGGGACGCCCCATGTACTCGCTCGGGACGCTGTGGAACACAGCGGCGACGTTGATCCCGTTCGCCAGGGCTACCGATGCCTTGGCATCGTTGTTCTCGGCGAGGGAGAACGTCAGCGAGTAGTTCGGGATGTCAGAGACATCCCGGTCGGGGTGCTTCGTGTAGTCGTAGAAGACCACATCGGGGTGACGCTCGAAGAGCGTCTGGCCCTCCAGCTTGATCGACTCCCAGCGAAGATCGCTGGTGCCGTTGAGCCGCACGGCAGGCTGAAAGCCTTTCCGCGCCGCTCTCCGCTTGTGGGTGGCGATCTCGGCGTCCAGCACCTGGAGGAACTCGTTCCTCCGAGCGAAGTACCACGCCGTCCTGAGACGGCGTTTCCTCTGGATCGCGTTGTCGGCTTCGCCCTTGGCGAAGATCCCGCCACGCCCTGCAGTGTTGAGACAGGCTGCTTCGCAGCCTGCCGTGGCGTTGCTGCAGACCTGAAAGCCAGAGGCTTTCGCCGGGGCCAGGTGCATGATGGCTGTAAGCCATCCGTCCTTCTCGCCCTTCTCGACCTTCTGATTCGTGGTCAACAGACCACGGATGGCACCGCCGAAGACCTCTTCGAGGTCGTACTCGACTCCACCAGCCGTCGCCAACCGCTGAAAGCGGTCAATGTCCATACGCACCATCCCTCCGTGTACACCGCTCCACTTGGAGCGGAAGGCCAGTCCGGGGAATCGAACCCCGGCTCCCAGAGGGAGCCTGCCAAGGCTGGCTGACGATCACCGCTTCGCGGCGGTGACCATGGCAACTCCGACGTTGCCGAGATTGCTCTTCTGAGCAATCAGGTTGAGCAACTGCACACGGGTCATCTGACCCTCCTTCCTCCGTGTCGTGACCCCGAAGGGGTCAGCCGTACAGCTTCGAGATCACTTCGGGATCGAAGATCCCGAGGCCCTTCCCGAACACGCCGACGCTCTTGCACATCTCAACCAGGGACTGGTTGAGGCCCTGCTTGGGGAACTGCGATTGCGGCAGCCGAATCCTGACGGCAGAGCCGTCATCGAGCATGCCGAAGCAGTAGCTCAGGTCCCACATCGGGAAGTCCCGATCCGTCACAAGGCGAAGCCTTGTGATCCGCTTGATCCGCTTGTCGCCGAGGTTGACAACCTCGGAGGCTCGCATCTGGAGGAGCTTCTGCTCCTCGGTGATCGTGTTGACCTCGACAGCACCGTAGGTGCTGGTCACCGTGCCGCCACCGACGTAGTCGGTGTACTCGGCTTCGACCCGAGCGTACTCCGAAGCGACTTCGTCGCTTGTCACCTTCTCGGCGGCGACTACGTCGTCCCACATCTCCCGCTCTGCATCCTGCAGAGCATCGCTCCAGCTAGGCATACGTACCTCCGTGTCAATCCCTTCACCGAAGGGATTCGGCCAGGCCGCGCTGTGTCGGCCAGACCGAATCACTACTGTGATTCGCCGAGCAGAATCGCCCGGCAGGAAGTGCAGTCCACCCTTTCAGGGTGGCCGTAGCCCGTCGCCGAGCCGATGCCCCAGAAGCTCTCACCGCAAGCGGTGAGGAACGTGCGCTTGTCCTCGCGGTGTGCGAGGTGGGTGCCGATCACATCTTCGATGTGAAAGGAGGCCAGGGGCACCTCGGCGTGGACCGAACCGTCCCGCCAGGGCCTCAGAATGAGGCCATGCACTAGACCCTCACTCCCTTCGGGAGTGTCCGCTTCCAGGCCCGAAGGGCCTTCGCAGCGTCCTTCTGCATCTGCCGGGTCGCCATGGCGACCTGATCCGAGACGCCGACGACCTTCGGTCGTGGGGTGCCATTGAACTGACCCCTCATCTCGACCCGGAACTTCCCCTCCTGACCGCCTACGGCGGTCCCGAGCTTCGCTGCCTTTGCCATGCTGCCTCCTCCGTGTGGTGACCTACCAGTGCCTTCGGCACCGTGGGCGTCACCGCGTCAGAGGAGACGACGGCTGGCAGAAAGCCAAGGCCGAAGCTCCTACTGCGCGGTAACACCGATGGTGTCGCATGCTGTAGTGAGTGTTTGTGTCAGCGTCCGTCCTCTCGACGGCGGCTCGACGCGGCATTGCCTTCGGCACCCCCAGAATCTCCGCCTAGTTCGGCAGGGCCTGACTGACTTCGTCAGGTTGCTTTCCCCATGGCTCGGTGGGGGAGACGAACGCAGAACTGAGCGCATCTCCCTCGCTGATCAGGATCACATTGAGGCTCGGGATCGGCCTTCGGGGATCATCCCTCGGCGGAACCGCTTGCCACCTAACCGCTACCCCGTCGGAACCGGGACGGCTCGGCGAACCGATGCCAACCTAGCTGCCAGTTGCCAGACTGTCCAGCGATCCGAACAGAACCCAAACAGGCCGGAGCAAAGCTCCGAAGGCGCGTGAAGCAAAGCTGGTGCGCGTAGCGAAAGCGCATACCTAAGCGGTTCCGGGTGTACACTGGAGCTATGCGATCAGGTGACCCGAGCCTTCCGCCGAGTGGCGCACCGGGCCTTTCAGGCCCCGCGCACGACTCACATGAGGATCTCCTCCTCACTGCCGACGGAGCCTCGGGTGACGCACAGGGCGAAGCCCTGACGCAGGCGGAAAGAGCTACGGATCTCCTCACCGAAGGTGGGCTGCCAGTGGTGTCCCAGCCTCCCTTGCTCCTCTTGGCGGGGGGAGCGGAGGAGAGCGAAGCTCCGCACGACCCTGTGCGAGAGGTGGACCGACGGAACGGCAACGCTGCCAGAGCCAGGAAACAGGCTCTGAAAGAGCCTGGGGTCGTTGAGGATGGCGAGGGGAACATCCTGCTCAAGGCTAAGAGCCTTGTGATCCCTGAGGAGAAGCGATGCCAAGCCTTGACGGTCCACGGTCGGCGCTGCCGCTCAGGGAAGATGCGCGGGATGGAGGTCTGCGTCTTCCACGCACACCGGGCGCTGACCGACGAGGCCCTTGCCACCCTTGCGGACCCCGAGGTGAAACCTCGTCTAACCCCCAGGAAGGCACTGCAGGCTGTGGTAGCCCTACGGGCTGGGGAGCTTGCCGAGGCGGCGGTTGGCGGCGCTCTCTCCGCTGATGGAATCAGCGCCACCCGCGCTGTGATCAGCCTGATCGACTCTGTCGATCCCCTGGTCCAGTCGGAGGAGACGCTGACCCTCTCTAGAGAGGGTGCTGAGACGGCGTCCTACCGCCAACTCAGGGCCTTGTTCAGCCCTTCGGGCTGAGTACCAGCCCTACCCTCCCTCCCCACCACTACGTGGTGCCAAGGGAGACAACAAGGAAGGGTCGCATGCCCAGCACTAGCCCTTGGCTAGTACTGGGCACGTGCGTGTGCCTGCCCCTAGCTCCTAGCTAGGGGCAGGGGGGCCTTCCCCCGGTCGGGCATGCATGCGCGGGTCCTGTCTCGGGGGTGTCGTCCCCGCACCAGCCCCTCACAGCGCGATTCAGCCCGATTCGGGGCCTCCTGCGGGTCCTCTGCCCCGGATTCCGGCCCTGAGGGGCCTCTCTGCGCCCCTGAGAGTGGATTTAAGCGCTATTTGCGGTTAAATCGGGGGTCTAGTCCCGATATCGCGGTCTTTCCAGGTTCACCAGCGTCCAGGTCGGGTATCTGCGGCAGCCTGGGCGCTCACAGCGGTTGTAGGTGGCGATGTAGCGGACGCCTCGCACCGTCTTCGGTCGATCCATCGCATCCCAGCGGTGAAGGCCGAGGAAGCACCACGTGGACTGCGGCGGCTTGACTGTTCGTCTGGTCATCGGGGTAGGCTCATCATCACCTACGAGACGGAGGCTAGCCATGACGTTCGGGACGCAGGACATCTGCTTGCTGATCATCGCCGCTGCTCTGGTGCTGATCTTCCTCTTCGGCATCGACGTGGTCGGCGGCTAGGTTCACGCAGTCCCAGGCTCCGCAAGGGTCTGTGTCGATCCCGTGCCTGCAGACGCAGATTGCGGGGTCCTCCCGAACGACGGATCCCGACCCGTCGTCACTCCTCCTGTCCCCGCTCACGGGGTGAACTCCCCTTCCGGCCCCCGTCCCACTAGCGATCTCAGCCAGTGCCTGTACCTCTCCTCGTTGAGGTGCCACCAGCCCCGGCTGTCTGTCAGGTTGAAGACCCAGAGGTCGCTCATGTCCCACCTGAACAGGACGACCCAGGCTTTGCAGCCCAGCCGTCGCGCCACCGTCACCGCTGTCTCTCCCTGCACGTCGCGCTGGAACCGCGTCAGCACGTTGGCGCGGTAGCTGTCGGGGACAGGGATGTTGCCATCGACGCGGGTTAGCTCAAGCACGGCCACGGGCAGCCAGACGCCCTGGTGCAGACGCCACTCGATGTTGTCCACGTCGGTGACTCCCCCGATCCCCTGCACGTACCTCCAGCTTCGGTAGGGAGCGACCCGGTCTACCTGCGAGGAGAGGGTCTTGGCCGAGTTCCGCTCCGCCCAGTCGTCCGGGCAGCGGCCACAGGTCGGGCACTGCTCGATCACCCCGTCGTCCACGCTTCTCTCTCATCGCGCACCTCCCAGACCTGGAAGACGTGGTCTTGCTCTTCCAGGTTGACGTAGAACTCGGGCTGCGGCAGGAGAATGCCGACACAGATGTCCAAGGGCAGCAGGCGGTAGCGAGCGACCTTGATCTCGTCCCAGGTCGGGTGTCGCGAGGGAGTGGAGATCGTCAGGTGCCAGAGCAACTCTCGGTTCCTGCCAGCAGGCTCCTGGCCGACGAAGATGTCGCACACGCCCATCCGGTAGATCGTCAGGTCGTCGGGCTTCAAGCCGTTCGCGATCAGCGCGTTCGCCACGTGCGGCGGCATCCGCTGCTCGATGATCGGCTGCTCCTTGAAGCCGTAGCTGACGGTGCCGGGGATCCCCTCGATCTCCTTCACCGCGCTCTTCCGCTTCACCGCTCCTCTGCTCATCGCTCCTCCGTGTTTTGGTGTGCCAAACAGTTGTATGCTACTCGGCATGAAGGTACAGGTCTACGTCAAGAAGGAAGACGAGGAGAAGCTGAAGGCCAAGGGCCACGACCCGGCCAAGTGGGTGCGGGGCCTCGTCCAGCATGCGCTGAAGAAGGTGGCGTGAGCGAGTACGACTCGCTGATCGAGGGCTATCCCGGCCTCGATGACCCGGCCAACGATCCGGGTCCTCTGAGCGACGAGGAGAACCAGGCGCTCGAAGAGATGACCTTCGGGATGCCCGTGATCATCGAACCGGAGATGGACGGCGGCATCATCGCGGTCACCGAGCTTCGCGCCCTGAAGCCCGACCAGCGCCCGGTCAAGGGGCAGCACTACGTGATCTACAACGGCAAGCCGATGCCCGTCATGCGCGACATCACCGCCACCGAGGACGAGTTCGTCCGCTCGCAACTGGACCTGTCGGACACCCTCAAGGACCACGATGGTCAACGGCAGGTCCGAGCGGATCGGACGCTGAGAATGCGCTATCGCGGGTATGTCTGCGGGGAGATGTCCTCGCTCTGACGAGGGCATGATGTAGGCGACATCGAAGGAGGTGAACATGACCGAAGAGACGAAGGATCCAGAGGTGGTCGTAGAGCAGACCGCCGACATCCCGAAGGACGAAGACCCGGAGGCGTATGTCGAGCGGGTGGAGGAAGCTCGCGACGAGGAGGCGCAGCGAGCGCACGACGAAGAGAACATCGCTCGCTCCCGCACGGGTCGGGCCTCTCTCGAAGAGGAGGCCGAGGCAGAGGCTGCAGCCGCGAAGGAGGCGGAGGCCGCTGCCAAGAAGCGCGAGGCCGAGGAGAAGAAGGCCGAGAAGGACTCGTAGCGTCGTGGGGGAGGGAGTGGCCCTCCCCCGCCTCAACCATGACGAGAGGATCCGATGGAGGACCTGTTCACGAATCGCTCCCCGAACGAGGCTCAGGCAGAAGCGCTCAACGCCGTCACGATCCAGATGCAGGAGACGGCGGAGATCATCGAGGCCCTGCCCCCGAGCCGCTTCCGCTCGCTCGCGATGACGAAGCTGGAGGAGTGCAGCATGTGGACCAAGAAGGCGGTCGTGTTCACGTTCGCTGTCACACCCGAGGCTGCGCTGGAGGATGCCGTGGCTGCTACCGCAGCACCTTCGGAATCTGGAGACGCATCCCCTGAAGGAGGCTGAACTCCAGCGGGACGTGATCGAGATGGCCCGTTTCTTCGGCTGGCGGGTCGCTCACTTCCGCACGGCCCAGTCGAAGAAGGGCCACTGGATCACTCCCGTCGGCGGCGACGGCAAGGGGTTCCCCGACCTCTGCCTCGTCCGCGAGCGGGTCGTCTTCATCGAGTTGAAGGTCAACTACCGGGGCCTGGGTCCCGAGCAGGAAGCGTGGCGAGACGCGATCCGCGCTGCTGGCGGAGAGTGGCACCTCCTCACCGACAAGGGCTGGGAGAACGGCAAGGCCGAGGAGATCCTCCAGCATCCGCACACATCCGTTCGTTCCGTCATCATGGGGGACGATGCGCTATGAGCAACGCAACTGCGGAACACCTGAGCCAGACGCTGGAGGCCGATCTCCTTCTGGAGGCGTGGCTGATGGCTGTCCTGAAGGAGGCTGACGATGGGCGTAGAGACGAAGACCGTGGTCAAGATCACGTGCGACAACCCGAACTGTCCGGGGAATGACCTGGACCCGAAGAGCTACGACAACTGGATCCGGGTCAGCGCGACGACCCAGTTGGCACCACCCGTCGCTGCCGGGCAGCCCAGGAGCGGCCCCCCTTCGTTCACGATGCCGATTGCGATGGCCGAGAAGATCTTCTGCTCGGCGGACTGCTCCGCGTCGATCAACGAGACGATCACCGCCGTGCAGGAAGCGAGGAAGCTGGAGGCCGACGCCTCCCTGCCGACCCCTGCATGACCGACGACCCGCTGTACGCTTCGCCCACCTTCGACACATCGAGGCCCTGATGGCAACCATCGCGAAAGCAGACTTCCCCTACACCGGGCCGTACTCGATTGACGGCAACGGCAAGCACAAGGGGAACACCGCGCTCGCCCTCAAGCGAGCGATGTCCCGGCTCGGCCACCTCCCATGGGAGCCAGAGGTCTGGGACAACGCCTTCAACAAGAAGCTGGAGGCCGCGCTCGACGCCTGGGATCCGGGCAAGAACGGGTACGCCGAGGGCCGCTACGACAAGATCAGAGCAGCCGTCGTGCCCAAGGGCAGGACTCACGCAGGCGAGCAGGCGCTCGACTCCGTCTGCATCAATCAGGTCCAGACCGAGTACGCCTCGATGCAGGGATCGAAGGTCCCCGCCTGGGGTCCGGTCGAGTCGGGCGGCTGCTCGCTGCTCGACTTCGCGCTCTCCCACGCCACCAGCGGGATCGCTCTCTTCCCCGCCACCGACACGATCTGGACGAAGGGGACGGCGATCCTCGCGCCCGAGAAGGTGAAGGTGACGAAGGCGTCAAGCTCGAACCCCGGTGACGCCTGCTACCTGATCGGGGTGGACTCGGAGATCGAGTTCTGGATCGGCCACATGGTCGAGGCCCCTGCGGTCGGGAAGATCATCAACAAGGGTGCGACCATCGGCAAGGTCGGAGCCTGGTCGGGCTACACGCCTCACGCCCACATCGGCGTCAACGTCGAGAACATCTGGGGCAACGGCAAGGAGTTGAAGCACGGCAACAACTACTCCGTGTCGGGGATCCCGACGATGAGGAAGCAGTTCCAAGACCACTGACCGGGACGCCAGCCATGCTGTCTGAGTGAAGCAGCGAGGGACAGAATGGGTGGCGCTGGTCATCGCCGTGGGCTTCGTCCTCGGATTCAACATCTTCTGCTTCGCCGTCCTCTACACGGCGATCCAGAACGACGCGCCCCTGTCGGAGAACGCGACCCAGGTGCTGACCGGGTGGGGCGGCGGCATGGTGGGCCTGCTCGGCGGCTTCGTCGGAGGAGGCACCATCGGCTACAGATGGGGCAAGAGGAATGACATCCGATCCCCCGGTGGTCATCTGGATGACCAACAGGAGGACTGATGCCACCACTGACCGCAGCCAAGGAAGCGAGCGCCATCACCCGGCTACCGGCAGGAAGGCGGACGGAGGCGCTCAACAAGATCAGCGCCAACGCGAACGCACCCGGTGGCTCGAAGGAGAAGAACGGGCGCTCCCAGCAGGCAGGTCTGCAGCGCCTCGCGGGGACGCTCGGGATCTACGCCATCGAGTCCGACCGGACAGGTGCGCTCGCCTTCAACGTCGGCGGCGCTGTCCCGGCCTCGATCACCGTCGAGTCGGGGACTCCCGGCTCCACCGCCATCGCCACCAACGAGATGGACCCGGTCACCTGGGCCGCACCGGGGACGTACAACCTGACCGTCCAGGTCAGCAACACGCTGGCCGGGAACGCGAAGATCGGAGTGACATGAGTCCATGCCCGACCTGTGTCGAGCGCCAGGCCACTCTTGGTGACCCGTCCGAGTCGCGCTGGATCGGACCCGACGGAGGCGAGTACTGCTCGCTCCACTTCATCCAACGCTTCGGGCACGGCGAGCCTCTCGTCCGCATCGAGGGCTTCCAGGCCCCGACCAAGCGGAAGGCCCCGGCGGCGAAGAAGCCTGCCGCGCCGAAGTCGAAGGAGCAGACCGAGGTCAAGGCGTAGTGCCCTGCGTGGCCCTCGCACGGGGGATGCGGCAGTCCGCTCCCCACACGGGCGTCCCCTTCAACGACGCGATCAACAACAACCCCTGCGGGGCCAAGATCGTGCAGACGGTGAACGGGGTCAGCGTGGCGGCGGAGAACCTGTGCGCGTTCCACTGGCAGTTCCTGCACGGGCAGCGTGACTACGTGCTGCCCGTCGTCATGGAGACGTAGGTGCCGCTCTTCACCGTCCTCAACCCGACCGACGAGCAGGTCGGACCGTACGAGCCGTTCTCACGCGAGAGCGGCGTCAACCTGAACAACAACCAGGCGGGGCAGCTTGTCGCCCTCGGCCTCGTCGTGATGCCCGACAACGGGAGCGGGGCGAGAGCAGCCTTCGCTCTGCTCGCCGCTCTCACCCCAGGACTCTCGACTCCATACGAGCGCGAGACGTACCGACTTAAGGCTGGTCTTCAAGAGTGGCAGACTCTACTGCGCCTGCTCCGCTCGGTGGACTAGTAGTCCGTCGCGCTCCAGTGGTGGCCGTCCCGCCCCGTGTACCTCATGTAGCCAGCCGTTATGGCTTGGCCCATAGGGTGCGACCAGCTATTCGCTGACTGCGGGACGATGAAGCCCCGGCTCCGCAGATCAGCGAACGCGGCGTGGCTGTAGGCCCAGTACGTCGAGGACATGAACTGCATCCAGCCCCCGCAGCCGCTGCCCTGGCTGTTCATCACGAAGCGTCCCCATCCGCCCTCGCGGCTGCTGATCGTCTTCAGCCAACTCGACGTTCCGGGGTAGACGCGCTGCACCAGACGGACGGAGGTGAGCCAGTCCCAGTTGGCGGGGAGGGTGCGTCGCGACAGCGTCCGTTCGCAGCCGCGCTCCCGCTTCTTCCAGAGGTTCACCGTCCAGCGACGGTAGGGAGTCGAGGCGGGGAGTGCCCAGATGCTCTCCGACGCCTTCGAGCGTGTGACGTTAAGGGCATCCTGGCACTTCCAGGTCTGAAGCCTCAGGTAGCCGATCCTCTTGGCGAGCGCCTTCTGCTCTGACTGGCGAGAGATCTCACTGCTCAACGGCTTCGGTTTTGCCATAGCGGTAGGGACGAGCAATGCTGCTAGAACCGTGGCGGCTAGTAGAATCATCCGCATCGGGTCACCTCCGATGTGTCGGGCGAGGGCCAGGGTCTTCTAAAGAGGCACCAGTGCGTAGCGGCGACGGGTCACCTCAAAGGCGACCCTGGCTCACGTCTGTGTGGGTAAGGGCCTATCCTAGCCCTAGATGACGACGGTCGAACTCGGAGAGCAGCAGGAAGCCTACGAGATCGCCAAGGTCCGCTTCGAGAAGATGGAGCGCGAGCGGGAGGCGGCGAAGCTCGCTCCACAGTTCCTGCTCGAACACGCCTCCGCCACCGACGCGAGGACGGGCGAGGTCTTCAGCTTCGACTTCGGCGACGACTCGGGCTGGGCCTGGCAGGGGGACGTGCTGGACGACTTCCGCATGCACCAGATCACGCTGGCCCTGAAAGCCCGGCAGCTTGGGATCTCATGGATCGCCATCGGCTACGCGCTCTGGAAGGTACTGACGACGCCGGGCACCAACGCGCTCGCCGTCTCGATCAACGAGACGGAGGCGTCGGTCCTGATCAACCGCGCCTGGGACCTGTTCGAGTCCCTCCCCGAGCATCTCAAGTTCGAGGTCGAGGTGATCCGACCACAGAAGGGCAGGCCGTCAACGAGGATCGAGCTTCGCCACCCGAACGGGCAGATCTCCTCCCTGATCGCGATGCCCTCGACCCCGAAGGCCGGGCACGGGCAGGTCGCCACGCTCGTCATCCTCGATGAGCATGCCCGTCACGCCTACGCCGAGGAAGGGTGGAAGGCGTTCGTCCCCGTCATCGCCGACGGCGGACAGATCATCATCATCTCCACCGCCAACGGGATCGGCGGCACCTTCTACGAACTGTGGATGAACGCCGACGACAGAGGCGTCCACACGATCTTCCTGCCCTGGAACTACCACCCCAGACGGGACGAGAACTGGTACGCGAGGGTGGCGAAGGCGCTGCCCGAGTTCGACCGCGCCGAGCAGTACCCGCTCACCCCCGCTGACGCCTTCCTCGGCACGGCAGGCTGCTGGTTCGACTCCGAGGCGCTCTCCTGGTACGCGGCCAAGACGCGCAAGCCCGAGTACCGCTTCCGTTTCCACGTGGAAACGGACGGCAAGAAGGCGTCGGTGGTGCGGTCGAAGGACGGCTGGATCCACCTCTTCGACCAGCCGATCCAGGGCCGCGAGTACGCCCTCTCCATCGACGTGGCGACCGGGCGCGGCAAGGACTACACGTGCATGTACGTGATCGACCTGACCAACGGGAACATCGCGGCGGAGTTCCACGCCCGGATCGACCCCGACCTCGCCGCCGAGCAGGCCCACTTCCTGGGCAGAATGTTCAACACCGCCCGGATCGCCCCAGAGATGGGCGGCGGCTACGGCGAACCCGTGGTCTTGAGTCTTCGGGATGGGAGGAAAGGACGGCCTCCCTACCCGAAGCTCTACCGCCACCGGATCGAGGACCGCCCGGACTTCAAGCAGCACATCACCTACGGGTTCCCGATCACCACCAAGACCCGGCCTCAGATCATCAACCAGGCCGAGCAGTGGATCCGCGAGCGCACCTTGCCGCACATGCCCGAGTCGCTGATCCTCGAATGCAAGACCTTCGTCCGCCGCGACGTGAGTCCCTCGCCGAGGGCTGCCGACGGCGCGAATGACGACCGCGTGATGGCTCTCTGCCTGGCGCTGGAGCTATATCGGATCTACGGGCACCACGCGCACGACAACCGCAAGCGGGTCAAGAAGCGGCGCAAGCAGTATCGTTCGCAGTACGAGTGGGAGTGAGCCGTCTGGCTGCTTCCCTACGATCAGGCTGATCCCGAGACTGAGGAGTGACCGTGAGCCAGATGATGGATCCAGCCATGATGGGACCACCACCGGAGGCTCCGATGGAAGCCCCGATGGGTCCGCCCCCGGAGATGGGTGGTGGTGGCGGAATCCCCGAGCAGCTTGCTGCCGCGCTCGGTGGCGGCGGCGGGATGAACTCGACCGACCTGCTCGCGCAGGGGCCGCTGGCAGGCGAGGAGCAGTCAGCCGAGGACGAGATCGCCGAGGAAGACCCGCTGACGATGGTGAGGGACGCCATCGCGCTGCTTCGCAAGGCGGGTGACATCGAGCCGGACGACCAGCGCAGCCACATGATCGACAAGGTGCAGGCGGATCTGCAGAAGATCCTCGCATCCGAGTCGCAGAAGACGGACAAGCTGCGGTCTGCGCTCGGTGGCTAAGGAAGACCTCACCGACCCGTACGAGCCGACTCTCGAATACCGAGACGCTCTCTCGATGGTCGTCGCGGCGCAGGAGCAGGCCGAGCAGTTCTCGCAGAACTACGTGGACAAGGTCGAGCGCCGCTACCGCGCCTACAGGGGCATGGCCGAGTTGAAGGTGGCCGAGGGCGAGGAGTGGCGCTCCAACCTGACCACGCCGTACATCCTCCAGACCATCGAGGGGATGATCGCGACGATGCTCGACCCGAACCCGATGTGGAACGTGACCCCTCGCCCCCAGCCCTTCGAGCCACTGGAAGTGATCATGGCGCGGCTAGGCGGGGGCGAGATCGCGAGCCAAGCCTTGCAGTGGGCGATGGACAACGACGACTTCCCGATGAAGCAGCGGCCCTTCATGCAGCAGGATCTCGTCGCCGGGAAGACCGTCGCCAAGATCGGCTGGCGCACGAAGAAGACCAAGAGGATGGTGCTGACTCCGGTGGAGGCGCAGATCCTCGACCAGTTCGGCGACGTGATCCACAGCTTCCCCTCCACGCAGGAGGAGGAGCAGATGGTCACCATCTTCGACGGCCCGACGATGACCGTCCGCGACGTGCGCGACTTCTTCCGGCCCGAGTCGGCGCACAACATCGATGACGCCGCCTGGGTGATCGACCGCTCCTGGCAGACCTATGACGCGCTCTACAAGATGCAGGTCGCCGGGCTGTACAAGAACTGCGAGCAGTTGAAGGAGACGCAGAACATCGCCGCGCAGACCGGGTACGGGGAGCGCGAGCAGATCCTCAGAAACCAGGACCGCACCAAGGGCCTCGTTGAGGTGCTGGAGTACTGGACCGACGAGCGCGTGATCACCGTCGGCAACCGCCGCGTCGTCCTGCAGGACATCCCGAACCCCTACCGCCACGGGCGGAAGCCGTTCGTCGTCACCTCGGCGATGCCGGACGCCTTCCAGATGGACGGCATCTCGGTCGTCGAGGCGCTCGCGCAACTCCAGCAGATGCTCTGGACGATCCAGAACCAGCGGATCGAC